ACTCGACTCACGGGAACATGGTGATATTCCATGTGGGGGTACACCCTCGTTCCGAGAACTTCGTGAAAAGGGTGCAACCAACGTCATCTTACAGTACGCACTCGTCATTTTACAGATGGAACGTGAACTCATATTCATGGATGATAGGCCCGTGAATAACCTCAATTTTCGAATAGCTTACATGTTAAACGATGTGACGGAAGAGTACTTCAAAACCTTCCTTCAGCGCCAAGAAAAATTTAGGGACAAAATCAAGGACATTTCATACATCTACGAGATGGTGGCAAACACGGGTGGTGACTTACTCCGACAATATCTCATTCACCCGGATAGACATGATGAACTCGTCGATATTTTATGTAAGCTCACACAGTACACGAACGATGTTTTCGCTACTATACGAAAAAGATACAACTCAGCCGTTCCCAGAAATATTAATATGTGAGTCTACAGTAGGATGATACGGATTTTGTTCCTCATCATAATTTTAGTGTATCTGTTACCTTCGTATCCCAAACCTGTCGTCATAGAAGATTTCGTGACGGAAGAAGAACGTGCACACATCATAAGCAAAGCGGAGAGTAAGTTACAGGTATCGACGGTAGATAAAGACAGACGAGTCGACGAGAAGACACGTAAGAGCGAAACTGCGTGGCTCAACACGAAAGACCCCGTCGTTCGAAGTGTCGTAGAGCGATGTGTTCAACAGATAGATAGACCCATCGAAAACTGCGAACACCTTCAGGTGCTTCGGTACAAAGCCGGTGGTCATTACATACCCCACCAAGACGCCTTCTTCGATGAAAAGAACGTACGATTATACACGTTCATCTTAGCACTCAACGATGAGTACGAAGGTGGGGAGACGGTATTTCCAAATTTGGAAGAAAAGTATAAACTCAAAGCGGGTGATGCTCTTTTCTTCAACACACTCGACAATTACGGGTTGGATACGTCCAAAGCTTTACACGGTGGGGAACCTGTAAAGGATGGTGAGAAATGGATATGTAATTTATGGGTCCATAAATACCGATACGATTTATGAGCAATATATTCTCAACTTTAATATAGATGAGTCGGTATCTGGATCTACCTACATACGATTTTCTTAAAATGACACCAGAAGAAAAGCGTATACTATTAAAAGACTTTAATCAACCTGTAGTGATACGTGGATTGTATCAATCTAAAGCTGTACGGATGAATTTAGAAAACGTTACTGATATGTTCGGTGATTCAGTGTTACCCGTAGAATTTTATGACACACCGGAAACTCGAACGTGTGATGCAGACACGGGAACTGCTACAATGAAAGGACTTTTCGAGCATTGGAAAACTGATAAGTCTCCAATTTTATATTGCGCCGAAGTTGATTTATTTGAACAAAATATATCCGAAACAGTACTAGATACACTCAAAAATCCAAATACAGAACCCAGACAAGTCCAAGCTCTAATGCTATATTTGGGTAAAAATTGGGGAAGTGATCTACACATGCATATTACCTCCGATTTCATTTTAAACCAGGTGTTTGGTAGTAAAACGATATACATATTCAACAATTACGACAATCCAAATATCAATAAACATAGTTCATTTGACATGAAAAACTTCAACACTTCCAAAGAAGATTTTTTTAAACTGGATCACGATCAAATGAAAATTTATAAGGTTACATTACAACCGGGTGACAGCTTATTAATACCCCCTTGGTATTGGCATGCAACACGTGGTCATGGTATAAATATGTCTATTACACAAGTATACCTTAGAAAGAGTGCATCGTATTTACTGACCAATCCAAATATTATCATAGACTATTTGATTGCTTACCCAGAATTTATATGTGTACCTATCTTGTTGGTTGTACTTATTCTTGCATTTCGCCGCGCTCGATGAGTTTCTTACGGTTCGCCATGTGAAGGTCTTGGACGAGTGCCTTGTTTTCAGCACCATAGGGTACCGCGTAGCCCTCGTCGCATAGCCACTTGTTCACATTGGTCCAGATACCATCCTCGCACACCCAAACCTCGGCGAGAACGCGACCAAACTTACCCCTCGAATCCGCCTCCGGGCATCTGAGTTCGATTTCGATATCATCCTTCTCAGATGCGACCGCCTTCATACACCACTCCTTCAGCTTCTTCTTGGAGAGAAGACCAAACTTCTTCTCTTCCTTATCGGAGGTGCGAGACTCGGGGGTATCGATACCCAGGAGTCGGACCCTTTGCTTCGTACAGACATCGAAACCGAGGTCGATAGCTACATCAATAGTGTCACCATCGACCACCTTCTCGAGAGCGGAAACGCGATACTTGAAGTTACAGGGTTCGACGTTATAGGACATGCTATATCCTTTCATCGACTTAAAACTTTAATACCCTCGTATAATAAATGAGGTGCGTCGCGTATTCCTCGAACGACTCGTATAAATATCGGTTAGCGAAAACACGTGAAAATGTTCTCAACGATTTGTACGAGAGAAAAGCCGTGGAACAAAAACCAAAACACGCGGACAATTTGAGACTTCGTCTACGCTTCAAAGAAGCGATACAAGAAGCTCAGGAAATCTGTGAGTTGAACAAAGACTCTTCGGAGTGTCACTTTGCGTGGTATGAAGTGGATGAACTCGAAGATGCCATGTCTAGATACTATCCAGATCAAAAGTGATTAAAGGTGGCTCATCCTCATACCCATAGAAGCGTATTGTTATTCCTAATATTTTTCTCATTTTTTGATTGAGTTCCACATTTATGAGTCGTTTCCATGTATTCAGTGTAGAGTCGAAATATTCGAGACCATCTTCACTAAATACCATTTCACGTAATTTGGGTTCTTGTCTAAAATCGTTCATGATTCGATTCACACCCGCGGGGAGTGGAAGATTGTTCCTCTCAACGGCATCGAGTATATCAATCACGTAGTACCCGTGTGCATCACATATGATATTCGTTTGCATGTTCGGAAAGCACGTGATAAACGCTTCAAAGTCTTGATTACTCGGAAGTGTTACAAAAACAGAGTCCTTATCATAGTCTACCTTGTTAGGTGTAATCGCACACGGGTGGGTATGATACGAAACGAGAGCTGGCCAAACGAGTTCGACTGTTTTTAATTTTACCTGATCTCTATCTCTCGAAGTTACAAAACTAGGTTTACTAAACACGGCTACATTCTTTACGACTTTACAGTCTACGTTACCTGCGTATTCCCACTTCTTCTTACACGACAAGTCACTTATGTGTTTAAGGTCCTGTACAACCTTACGTGGCAACTTGACGCGTTTCCGGTTGAACATGACTGGGTGGATGATACACACACTCATCCTATATTCATGATCACATTTTTATCCAACAACGTAATCGTACCGAGTTCGTTCCAGGTGTAGTACCTAACGGATATACCAAATTGTCTACGCATAATCGGGTCTACATATTTATTAATGGCGCGCTTCCATTTTTCCGGTGTAGTGGTGAAATATATGAGCGAACTCCAATCGACTCGTACTCTCTGAAACTCGCGACCTCCCATGAGTTCATTAAAAACTCGAACCACGTCATTAGGGTTTGGTTTATCCATGTTCGTCTCGAGAAGATCTACGACGTAGTACCCTTGATTCTCTAAAATGAGGTTTGCCTGAACAGCTGGATAATTAGCTATATACGCTCTGAAGTCGGGTTCACTCGGATACGTGAAAAGAGGTGTTTCATTTTCGGGTACCGGGTGGGTATGGTACACGATGTATTGAGTCAACTCTTCTTGTGTGGGAGTCACGGAAGCTAATTGTTGATTTGTTCTCGCCGTGGGTTGATTAAACTTGACATAGTTGCGTGTATTGCTCACGGTGAAAGGAATACTACCCACGTATTCGACTCTTTGAGTCCACGTACGTGTATAAATTTCTTTGAGTCTATCAATCAAAAGTCTACTCAAACGCACGGATACGTATCGATTATTCGCATTCGTGATCGTACCTAGATTATAACGATCTCGACCCACGTTCAGTCTCTTGAAACTGTTCGCCAATTGGTTCAGGGTTCGATTAACACCCCGTCTTCGTTGCTCAAGAACCCTGCGTCTATTGGCAGTTTGTCTACGAACGGTCTCAGCTCTGGACATCTTAAGATATATAGAGAAAATTTACATGAAATTATAAATGAAGATACGCATAGAGGATATGATGAAAGAGATATACGCTGAACTGGGGCCGGGGTACAGTGAAAGAGTATATCACAACGCTATCGAGGTACGGTTACGAGAGCTAAAAGCCAAGTACGAATCGGAACGTATCATTCCAATTTATTATCGAGGTCATGTCATAGGTAATTTACGCGCCGATATCATTATTGACGGTCGAATTGTTCTCGAATTTAAGACCATCAAAACACTCACGGATGGGGCGGAGTTGCAGGCGCATAATTATCTTCGGTTGACTGGGTTGAGGAAGGCGTATCTGGTGAATTTTCCTCCTCATCCTGGACGGGAGGTTGAGGTTCGAAAGATCGAGCTAGGACCATCAGAGGAAGAACGCGAGACAGAGTTTGATAAAATTCTTGCGCATCATCAAAGTGCGTCTTCGGATCGAGGACTGCCCCGGTTAACAATTCCTGAGCCAACTTTAGATGATGCTTAGCCTGTTCGAGACAGTACTTCACGTGTGGGTCTGTGTGTGTGATGGTGTTAAGATGGGGAAGTACATGTGACTCCAAATCATAGAGAGCACACAGAGCTTGTTCGTCTTCCATGGTTTTGAAAAATGAAAAATTATTTTTCTACTTAGGTTTTAAAAATTTTTTCTTAATCCAATCTCGATCATTTTTAAAAAGTTTTGAAAGTTTTGGATCTTTGTTCTTGAAAAGTATCATGAGTACGTTGAGTCGACGGAAGAGACCGAGGGGTGGTTCACCCGACTTGATGACACGGGACAAGGCCCTGTGACGCGCGAGTTTGGTCATGGACTTGACACCGACATACCCCTGTTTGCTCAAGTAGCCATTGGTTCTCATGGGAATACGCACCACCATTTATTATACGGTCGGAATATATTCCCACCGGAGCGCGGAACACACCTTACGCCATATGAGATCTTGTTGGTACAACTTTTCTTTCGACTTGAGAAGTGGAAAGTATTGGAGGTATTCATCTTCACCTAAAAGTTCGCAGAACTTGTAGAGTACGTACGAATACGATAAAAAGTTTTTTCGTTCCGATGGACAATTATCGTCAAACGGCTTTTGAATATCTTTGAACATAATCCGTAACGTCTCCTCAAGTTCTTGTGGCATGCTCGGTGGTTTAATTCCGTTGAGTATGTTAGTGATGTATGGAACGTGTTCGTAGTATTTATTTAGTCTGAGCTTCTTAAGAAGTCCTCTAATTTTAGCGTGTGTGATATCTTCGAGTTTCTTAATTTTGATTTTCTTGAGTTCCGCTCTCAATTGTTCTATGACTTCTTCGGGTATGGTGGTCATTTCTTGTGCCTGAAATTGGGAGAGCCATTCGTTAAAATGATTTTCCCTCTTGTACGAATAGTTCACCACCTTCTCCGACGTCTCTTGTTCTTCTCGGTACGTGAGTTCTTCACTCATCGCACGTGCAACGATTTGTCCACACCCATCACAAACTAGGTCCGCAGTCTCATGGAAGTGGAGAATGTTGCTATCCTCACCACACGTGTCACATATTTCCAAGGCTATATGTTCACGGGGTCTCTGGATATTTTGGTTTTCAACTTCGATGAGATACTCGGTAAAAATGTCTTTCCGTTTTAATCCTGTCGTCTCTTTCACGTTGAAAATATTGTCTGTGTTTGTCTTTTCTACGTCTTCTTTTGTGTACTCATTCATGAACGGCATGCACTTCATCACGTACTCAGCCATCTCAGCTTCGTATTTGTTTTTATTTGCCGGATCAGTGCGTATTAGTTCGTTCCACCCGTCCATCTTGTTGTTGTACCTACTTAAAAAATTACCTTCCATTCTTTATAGAGAAATGCTTGCCAAACTTTTAAGTAATCTTATATTTCTGTACAAAAATATAACCACACCACCAGATTATAAAATTTTGCGTGAAGAGTTGGAGTACAAGATCGACCATGACATGAAGTATCAGACCGAAGATACGTTTTGGGCAGAGGAGAGTAAAGATTGGGACGGTATTCTCGACGAGTACTACATCGACGCGACTGGACGAGACTTCAGACACACGGCAGTACCGCAAAACGTCAAGTACGTCATATCTCGCATCAAGTATTTCTATAACGGTCACGTGTACACGGCCATTTCGAACGATATCAACTTTAAACCTGGTGAGAACGAAGACGC